GTTCCAGGTAGTCCTTGAGGTCAATCTTCGCCATCGTCGAGCACCTTCTCCCTCGCCCTTGAGAGGACGTCGTGCAGCTCCCCGGCGAGTTCCGGGTGCTGCTTGATCGCCGCCATGAGCTCCGCCTCAAGCTGGTCGAAGGCAAGCTCGGCCTTCTTCTTCATGTCCTGCCGGACGCGCTTCTCATAGGTGGCGTTCCGGGCGAGGCTTGCGATGAGCCGCCCCGCCTTGTCAAGCGGCATCTCCTGGAAGTCGCCCTCCGCCGTGCTCACGCGCTGCATGAGGCCGTCCATGAGAACCATCGACGCCGCTTTCGTGTAGTCGAGGTCGGGGTGCGCCTCTACCGCCTGGGCGATCGCCTGGGTGCGCTGTAGGGTCTCGGCGACCCGCTGCGCCGCCTGGGTGCTGCGGATCGCGTAGCGCCCGATCGCGCTCTTGCTGATTTCGTAGCCCTCCGCCTTGAGCCACGCGGAGAGCTCCTCGTAGGTGTTGGCCGTGTCCGCGAGCCGGACGTCGAGCTCCGTCTTGATGTCGTCCGGGAGCTTGTCGATCGTCGAGCTGATCCGCGTCCTCCGGCGCTCTTTCTTAGACATCGACGCCCGGGTCGTCCCTCGTGCCTTCCACAAGGTCGACGCCCGCCTTCGTGAGCTGGATGACGGCGTCGCGGCGGTAGGCGTTGTAGGCCGTGGCCCGCTTGTCCGTGAACTCGATGTAGCCGCCGTCCTCCAAATAGGAGAGCTGCTTCGAGATGTCCGGGACGGTGATGAGGTTGTCGGCGAGGAGGGCGTTCGTGATCTGCCGCACAAGCAGCGAGTTCTGATTGCCTTTCGCCAGGGCCCGGACGATGTAGCCCCGGATCGCCTTGTTCTGCCGGATCTCCTGCTCCGTCATGTCGTCAAAGTATGCCATACGCTTTTATCCCTCCTTTGCTGCGCCCCTGTATAGGAGCTTGTCGAGCTTCTGGTCGATGTTGTTCGAGACCCGGATGAAGTCCTCCCGGGTCGTGTAGATGAGGGGGAGGTCGGCCTTGAGGTCGCCCAGCTCTCCGCGCACGGCGGCGATCTCCTCGGCGTTCTTCTTGTCCGCTGCCTTGAGCTCCGAGACCGCCGCCTTCATCTCGCCGATCGCGTTCTTCACTCCCCACGCGGCGACCCCGATGATCGCCGTGATGACCGTCTGAAAGACGAACATCGCGATTGTCGCTCCGTCCATGTCGGCCCCTCCTTACTGCGCGGCGGCTCCGGCCTTGTCTTCCGGCGCGGCGTCCTTAATCAGTTCCCCGGAGAGTGTGAGATATGGGTCTTCCTGCTTGACCTTGAGGACGGCGTCCTCGATGACGGCGGTGAGGTACTTGTCGAAGCTGCCCAGGTTGTCGGTGATGACCTTCTGCGCCTGGGGGCTGATCGCCGCCTTTACCTCGTCGAAGACCTGTTTCCCCAGGGCGAGCAGCTCCTCCCGGCTTGCCTTGCCGCTCTTGACCGCGTCCCGGAGCGCCTTCGCCGTGGTCTGCTCCATCGCCCCCACCGAGACCGTCGCAAGGTTGACGACGTCGTCAAGGGCGTCCTCGAGCACCTTCCGGCCCGCCTCGTCCTTGATCTGCGCCGTCTGCTCCTTGAGCTTGGCCGCGCCCAGGCGGATGTAGTACACCGCGTAGGCCCCGGCCAGGGCGATGACCGCGAGAACGACGTTGACAAGAGCGTCGCTCGCTGCGCTTTGGATGAGTTCCATGTTCATGTGTGTCTGCCTCCTTTGGACAAAAAATAAGAGTACAAGCTATAGCTTGTACTCTTATCTTAAATCCCGTTCCCGGAAACTTATATACGAAGCAGTTCTAAGAGTTGCCGCTCACGGGAGGAGCTCGTCGTCCTCCTGCCCCGGGTCGTTGAAATAGTCGAAGATGTCGATCTGCCCCTCCGTCTGCCCTGGGCCGCAAATCCGGCGAACCCATCGCTCTGTGACGCCGTACTTCCGGGCGAGCTCCGGGTGATTGTAGCCGTTGAACTCCTCTTTGATGCGGGCGTCGCGGACGGGCCGGGTGACGCTCTCGGGCTTCGGGATGTAAACCGTCGTACCCCCGACGACCTCGGCGAGCTTATAGAAGTTATCCGTCCCGATCGCCTCGGCGATCATGCGGTAGAGCCCTTCGGGGAGCATTTCCAGCGTCAAACCCTCGGCGAGTTTATCCATGTCCTGCGCCCTCCCTTCCTGTTACATCCTGCCGATGATCGCCAGGATTTCCCCGACCTTGATCGGTTGGTCGAACTTCGCCTTCCACACGTCCGGGGAGTTGATGATGCCGCGCTCTACCAGGGCCTCAAAGCCCGCCTTTTGCCATTCCGGGGTATTGGCCGGGTAGCCGTCCCCCGGGTCTTGGAAGGCGAGGATCTGGCCGAGCAGCTTCACGATGTTCGCCCCATAGCCCGCGCCGGGAACCGCCCAGCCGCGCCCCTGCGGGTTGTCCGCCGCGCCCAGCCATTCCACATAGGGGGCCACGCCACGGGCGACCAGGGAGAAGCGGGGGTCGACGCAAGCGTTCACGAGGGCCTCGGTGGATGCGTATGCCTTGAGGTGCTGGATCTGCGCCCGGACGCCCGTGCGCGGGTCGGGGAAGCTCGCCGCCTGTCCCGTGGCGTTGCCGTTGAGCGCCCCGATGCCTGCGAAGTTGTTCATCTCCGGCGTTACGATGCCGCCGTATTTGAAATAGCCCGTTTCGTGGAGGCTCTGCGCGAAGGCCACGTCGCCCCGGACGCCCTCGGCCTCGCCCTCCTCGATGAACATGCGGGCCAGCTCCTCCACGGTGCAGCTCGGGAGCTGCGGCGAGGCGTTCTTGCTCAAGCAGAACGCCGCCATCTGCGACGCGGTGGCCTGGGCCTTGCCCATAATCGCCGTCTTGTCTTCCGTGCCCGGCGCGGTGGAGCCGCTCATCAGGGCCGCGACATCGTCCCGGGCGGTCTCCATCGACTTCCCGAACTTGGGGAACCAGTGTGTCACGTCGGCGTGATTGCTGCCGAGCTTTAGTTTGTGGCTGTCCGCGTGGCACAAAATGGTCGGGACAGTGACGCCGGAGCAATCGGCGGTTCCTTTGGGGTCGATGCCGTAGAGGGTGCAGAGGTACGCCGTCAGCTCACACGCCTCTTGATACACGGCGGCGAAGTAGTCGGCGTCCGTCAAGGCGTCCTCACAGATTTCAAACTGAATCCATCCGCTGTTGCATGACCCCTTGCTGCCGCTCCCACATCCCCACGGCCTAAAGTCCCAGGGCATCGTCTGAACCGCCGCGACGCTCCCGTCCGCGAGCTTCCCGATCCAGGCGTTCAGGCCCGCTTGTGTGTCGATGTGGTTCCAGTCGTTCTTGTTCGCGTTGGTGCCCAGCTTGGACAGGAGCTCGGCTCGGTCGGGTGCGCCGTCGTCCGGCTGAACATATCGCTTGAGGGTCGGGTTGTTCGCCCCGGTGCTGTGCCACAAGACGCCCTTGACCGTCATCTTCTTGGTGCCCTTGTAGCACGTGCTCTGTGTCATCATGCACGTCATGGGCGGGTTGCTTTTGCTGTACTTCATGATGTGTTGTTTGCCTCCTTATAATTTCCAGATGGGGAGGACGACCTCGTCGGCCAGCTCCCCGATTGTGTACTTGCTGCGCCCTTCGGCTTCCAGCTTGCGGAGGAATTTGTTGTACTCCACCGCCAGCTTGAGGGCCTTATAGACGCCCACCTGTTCCGGCGTGACTGCCGGAAGCTCCGGGCCCGCTATGAACTCCACCGCCCGGAGAAGGGAGACCTCCGCCCGGATCGGGTCGCTCTTGAGGAACTCCTCCCACTCCGCCCAGGTCTCCCGGGCGAACTTCTTGCGGTTGAGCCTGGGCTTGTCGGGCGGGAGGACTCCCTCCGCTTGGAGCTGCTTCTTCATCGCTGCTCTCTCGGCCTTCTCGCGCTGTGTGAGGCGCTTCTTCTTCGTTGGCATAACTTCCCCCCTCAACACGGAAGCGGCCCGCCCTGGGGCTCCTGCGCGGCTTTCTGCTGTTCTATGAGGCCCCGAGTGAACTCCGCTATCTCCATCTGTTGCCGAAGGTGTACGGCGGCTCCGAGTGCCTGGGCTGCCGAGGCAAGCTCGGGGGTCGTGAGCTTGAGCAGCTCCTCGCGGTCTTTCTTGCTGGTGGGCTTGCCCAGGAACCGCCGCGCCTGGATGATCTCGACCATCGCCAGCTCCACGGCCAGCCGCTCCACCGCTCCGGCAAACTGCCCCGCCTTCCGCGCTCTTTCGCTCATGTCTCCACCTCCGGCCAGCCGTCCGGCCCGAGGGGAGCGTAGCCCAGCCGCCCCCGGTACACGTTCGCCGCCCGGATGACCTGGGCGAAGGCGGCGTCGCTTGCCAGCTTCTCCCCGAACCGATCCAGGAG